CATTGCTCATTAGATATTCTCAGTAATTGTATTGATAAAGCCATAGTCATCTGTACTTATAATTTCATCGTACGGAATGCTTGCGGCGACATTGCTAGTAGCTGTGCCATTCGCTGTCAAGCCCGGACGAGCAGCCACAGTTACCGTGCTAGTGGTGTTAGTAGTGTTACCTGTCGTAACATCTTCTGGAAGTCTAAACGTTGTTTCTGCGAGTTTAATTAGTTTTGATTTCTTCGTAGGACCATATAACCAGCCCTTCATCGTAAAGCTAAGTGTCCAAATCAACGCTCTTCTCTGCTCGAAGCTGCCTTCGTATTGATCTTGTGAAGTGATGCTATTTAGAATGATAGGAATATCGCGTGCGCTGTCTATCTCGGGAACAAGATTGACACTCACTGTAAAATCAGGAGTAAAGTAAGGCACGATTTGCTCTACGATGCGTGTGCCATCCTCTGCATTCTTGACTAAGATGTTCATCTCAAACTGCATGTCATATGGAACAGGCATGTACTGATACTTGACTTCGTCGTCTGTACCCGCAGTGGCAGATTGTTTCGTCAGTTTGTTGAGAGTATTCAACTTACGAGTAGGATCATATTCTAAAGAAGTCATCTCGAATGAGATACGCGGTAAAACAATACCAACCTGATTATCCATCTGTGGATTTTGCTCGAGCCTTGCCAGAACCTTATCCTTCGGACCATATGTCAAAGGAATTTTGAGTGTCTGCCTGACTTCTTCATTGTTATCGAGACGATTGATATAGATGTCATTGAACACCGTACCAAATACGATGATATACTTTCTTAAGCTATCATGATTCCATGTTCTTCCAAACATTATACGTTACCTTCACTAAAAGGATCTACTTGTGTCCAGTCGAGGATACTATCTCCTTCGACTTCGAACTCGGTATTGTCTTCGAATGGATCACCAGCTTGTGTTTCGAAACTATAACCGCTTTGAATAATAGGAGCGCCATCTTGAGTGATAAGAATCATGCCATCTGAAGTCGTAATGTTGTACAGATCGAGGCTAAGGCTGAGATCTCTTTCGATGTTATCAATAGCAGCAATTCCAGTGTTCAACTGCTCGCCGCTATATTCAAACATTTCACAGACAAGATCATACATCTGAATCGATCCCATCTGATAGAAGACAGGAGTCTTGTTGACATACTTGACATACATCAAGCGATCAGCCATCGGAAGATAGATAAGATCGCCTTCTTGAGGACGATCGATCATCTCGAGATTTCCAATCTCGTCCATAAAGTTACGAACAGAAACTGTAAATGTGACCTGATCTCTGATTTCAAGGCCGAATTTTGATAAGAACTGGCCGTCACCTTCATAGCTCTCATAGCTACGAATATACATGTCAATTAAATAGGAACCGTTGTACTGTGATAATGAATCTTCTTCATATACATCATCTTTTGCGATTAACGTGCGAGGACAATAGAATACGTCGTGACCATACATCTTAATAGACTCGAGAACCAGATTCTCGATTAAGACCTGCTCTTGGCTATTACTAAAGTTGTTGAAATAGAAGTTGGTCGACATGTATTATCCAATCATATCGAGAACCGGCAGAGAATAAGAAGAAATCATCTCGTCTTCGAGCTTTCTTCTTTCGGCTACGGCATCGTCGTAGATTTTCTCACCGTTAAATTGAACTCCTCCGGGTAGAGTCATGCCTGTAAACTTTGTAAGGTTTGAACCCCATTGTTCTTTGATCAGAGTCGTAGCATAGTTCTGAAGCCAACGATCGTTATAAGCATCTGTCCATGTTTCGGGATCGACTACTTCATAAGCTTCAACGAGCAAGAATTCTCCGACGGCGACCGTGTTCCAATCCATATCAACATGAAGTCGATCTTTATGACGAGAATAACGAATAGGCTGTTTACCGACAAGAAGTTCGTTCATGAGAGCAAGGTGTTCCATGACCATGTAGTATGGAACAAGTGACACGTTAGTCAGAGTATAGAGGTCGTTCAGCGCGATCTGATAGCGAATATTAAAGAGGTCGTCAGAGCGAATCGAAGGATCTCCCATCGAGAAGATGCTGACAGCGCCGATGATATTTTCTGGAAGAGTGATATACTTGTTTGTTACGTCAGTTGACGTGATAGCATGCTTGTAGTATACTCTTTCAGAACCATCAAAGTGATAGTCATACCAGTAACGAAGCGCTTCGTCAACACGATCATCGACTTGATCGTCGTCTACGTTGATTTCAATTACTGGCTTGCCTAACTTACGGAGACAGTATTCTTTGAACTCGGCTTTTGTAGTAGGAGTGGCCATGTAATCCCTCTTTTATTATATTTATTCTTAAGCTATTTATAAGCCGTATAAATACAACCAGTACAGTATGAGGACTTGAAATATTATGAATTTAGACTTGATGATCATAGATAACTTCTATATCAATCCCGACGCAGTCAGAGCCTTTGCTCTTACACAAGACTTTGGCGTCACAGGCAACTATCCAGGAAAACGAACACCTTCGTTCTTGACAGACGATGTCAAGGCATGTATTCAGCATTGGATGAATCCGATTGGAAAGATCACCAATTGGCACGAAGATTCGGGTTACACTGGAGCCTTTCAATACGCAACATCGATGGATAGAACGTGGATCCACTGTGATCACACGAGTATGTGGGCTGGTGTATGCTATCTCACTCCTGATGCACCGCATACCGCAGGCACCGGCCTGTTTCGACACAAAGAAACCGGAGAGTATCGAGCTCCAAAGAACGAGCACGAAGCATACGACTATACTAAATGGGACCGGGTCGACATCGTAGGTAACAAGTACAATCGACTAGTTCTCTATAGCGGCGATCTCTTCCATGCCAGCTTAGATTACTTTGGTAAAGATCTATATGATGGTCGTCTGTTTCAGACATTCTTCTTTGACACGGAGTATTCGCAATGAAAGTTTGTAAGGTAATATGGTCGACGAATCGTCTTGAGTATTTGATTCCTACACTCAAATCTCAGCGTGATATGTTAAACTTCGAGGGTTGTCAAGTTGAAGGCATCTTTATCGATGATATGCCAAAAGGTAGACATGACGGCACGATGTTCGAGCTAGCCAAGAATTTTGGCTTTACCGAGATCTTCTTACACCAGCAGAACATGGGTTTGCCATACGTATGGAATAGAACCTTCGAACTGTTGAGAGAACGTGATTATGATTACGTTTATCTTTCAGAAGATGACGTGACATTCAATCACCCGATTCGAATGCTCGACATGACTCAGATCTTACATGACTATCGTAACGTTTCTCAGGTGTGTTTGACACGACAGAAATGGTATGACTTTGAAGAGGAAACGCAGGCTTATGAAACAGACATTACGCTTGGAAAATACCGTGGCGAACTTTCTGAGGCATATTTTTGGAGTTTGGCAAGTGTTTTTCCTCGCACCATAGTAGATCTTCCTCATGCCGAATCAGTAGGCGAGAAGAACTTGAGCGAGTATGTTGTAGCGAAATCATTGCAGCAACTTGGTATGCAGACATGCAAATTGAAGACCGAAGAAGGCCATAACATCGTCAATCATATTGGAGAGTACAGCATCGGTAAGCGGGCTGAGCCAGGAGATCCTCGCTACGAAGACTTTGCAGCATACGATCCTGAAACGAAGTATAGCTCTCGACACGGAACTAAGTGGACTTAAGACTACAGTCGTCCCAGAAATTGATGAGTATACTCTTACGAGATCCACGTTTGACTTCGTTGATCCAATGGTAATATCTGCTTCCTTCGAAGTATAAGACTGCGCCTTCGAAAGGCTGAAAAGATTCATGAGTATATTTGAGTAACTCTTCCTTTAAACCTTCCGGAAGACTTTGTTCTTTTTCATAGTCGAGCCAACCCCTTTCAGAGATACAGAATTCTCCGCCTTCAAGATCGGTTACCTCTAAATAACACGCGATGGTAATTGGAGACATGAGTTCTTCTGGTTTTAGTTTTTCCCCAGCATTAATTCTATCTCGAAGTTTCTCATTAAAATCCACGTGAGGCCATAAATCTCCAGAACCTTCTTGAGATTGATACCAATATTCGATGTGGGTTTTATTGCAGTTAAACTGTTCTCTGTCGAGAAACTCGAGTACGGCTTCATCTGTTTTATTCGTAGGGGCATTACGATCAAAGTAATACATTTGCGAAGGTCTATTTAAACCCTCGAGCATTTTTAAGCGAAGATCTTCATCGAGAGTAGATCTATGAATAATCCTCGAGTTCCCATGGTACATTTTCAAATCTTTCAAAAATATATTTAACGGCTGTTTTATTCTTCTGAGATTTGCCAAAAGTTTTTAAGAAGACGCTTGACATTTTCTTATAAGAAGAAGCGTTGATTCTAGTTTCGCATTTTGCCGGATGATGAGAAATTTGCAACTCATCGCATATCTTATTGATATTGTCTTGCGTAAAAAAATCTTCATAGAAGAAGTAGAGAGGTTTTGCGAAAACGTTGTCTAGAGCTTCTATCGTTTCTCTGTATTTGCATGACATAAAATTAGTCATCACAAACTGTGAAGCGGGAGATTTAGCTAAAATCTTACCTCCTCCCAGACAATTCCAAGAAGACCACGCTCTTTGGATAGGATCTCTCATAATATAGACCGGCACTACTTCGATATCATACTTTAGTAAGCCGTTCTTTATAAGTCGAAAGACGTTCTCGCTCGAGCCTTCATAGTGTGTGAAGTCGCCTGTTACCTGATTTACATTTGAAACTGCTCGAAAGAAAGACTCTACGTCTTTTCTATATTCGTCTACATCCTCTAAGATAGGAACCAAATCATCTCTCTGAATGATATTCAGTTCTTTTCCCATATCATAGAATTCTGGATGGTTTCGAAAATAATGATATAGCCAAGAGGTGCCAGCTTTCTCAGCACCCACATTTAATAGAAACTTCATAAAGCTGGGGCGGTAATTACTATTCTAAAACCTGCCATTTCAGGATTTTCAAAATCTTCGAGGATTTCATAATTCCCAGATCCTGCCTTGTACTTTAAAAATTTGTATAAATGGGAATCTTTTGGCAGGTTGTATTTTATTTTTGTTATACCGATATCTCTATAAAATTGATTACGATTTTCGACAGTTTCTGCCAAATACAAATAATTACGAGAACCATCTGAGGTGGCTCGAGAAAAAGAATGTCTGCCGTCTAAGGTTCCATCTGAAGTAATATAGGCACTCACTAGTCCCATGTCAATTCCTGTATCTAAATCAACGTGCTTAAATAAAATATGCGCATCATGCGGCGTACGTGGATTTAATCCGGGCCATTCATTATCAAGTGCACTTTGAATTATATCTCTGACGCGATTTTTTATTTCTGTTCCTTGAAGACTATTATTTGTTGGCCAGTTCTTTTCGATAGAATCTAAACTGCCATCATAGATGCCGTCAAAATCGACTTCATCTAGACTATGAATTATTACATGATTGATATTCATCTCTTAACAACTCTCTTTGTGGCTATAAAATCTGCTACAGTATTTAGCCATCCTTCTCCGCTCGTATCGTAAGGATGATCATGATGCCACTTATGCCAATGTTCTCCTCCACTCATGATCCCATACCAAAATCCCATGTTCTTCGGCCCATTCTCATCGTGATTAAACGTAGAGAATGCCGCCGACCAAATAGAAAATGTGAAAGGTATGAAGTACAAGAAGAAGTATGCTTGAACTGAAACAAGTAATAGAAGGAATGGAAGTGTTAGCATTAGCCAGAAGTGTTCGTAGAACAGATTAGTGATCTTATTCTTACGAAGACGAACAACAGTGCGAATGTCTCCATCTTTAATTCCGCTCTCGTTCCACAATAAAGGAAACAACGTTCTCCATCCGATAATTGTATGAGGATGAGGATCCTTATGAGAGTCTACATATTTGTGGTGATTATTATGTGTAGCGCAAAACTCGACAGGCGAAGTAAAGGATCCATAAAAACCGAGAGCAGTGCCTATGAATTCCATAATAGGATTCATGGTATGAGTGCGATGACTATGAATCCGATGATACGTGATGACCCCGCCAACAGTTCTCATTAAGAAGAACATGGCAACTGCGGCAATCAGCCACGGAAGAGTGGCATAAGTGTATATTGCCCACGCTGCAATAATCGGGCATGTAAGCTGCACGAATGTAAGAACATATCTTCTATCAAATGTGTGTCCCATGATACCCGTCTATTTGTTTTATGATGGCTTCTTTTCCTGGATATGCATCCAAGAGAGGAGTTCTGGTCCCTGATACTTCGAAGTATTCTTCGTACCAAACTATTTCTCTAGGATATTTATCTAAGTAAGCTCTTATCGCCAAATAATCATTATGCATTAAGTCGACTTGATGTTTAATAGCATTAGGTTTTAATTCAGGATACATTTTTAATAAAAAGTTTGCAAAGCTTAGGTATGCATCTCTCATATTCTTTCGTAGCACTACGAACGACGCCTGATTAATCTTAAGATATGAATGTTGATTGATAAGAATGATATTATCTTTATTATAACTTAGAAGATCGGCAAATCTTTCCGGAGTAAAGTTCTCTTGATGGCGAGTTTCGTGCGCATCTGCTTTACGTGTATTCCCAATATGAATAGGATGTAACTCTCCAACAAACGTCATACCTATTTTTTCTTGAAGATCAAGACAAAACTTCGTGGCTCCGCAACGTGGGAGAGAACATACTATCATTCTTCGTCTTCACTCATGAAAAGAGTTTTAGGCAACTTCACCTTCTTCTTTGGTTTCTTTGATGCTGCAAGAATATCAACTCCTCCGATAGCATCAAGACTATAAGTCTTCGCGCGTTCTTCAATTTCTAAGTTAATGAAGTCTACACCGAATTCTTTATGGAATTCTAAAAGAAGATCTTCTCTGCAAGTTTCGAGATACTGCTTCCATCTCCATATACCAATTTCAGCGAGAATTTCTCTTCTTCGAGATGCTTTAGGATTTTCTGGCGGAGTTTTCGTATGCCAATTTCGAGTGTCCTCGAGATGATATGACACCATCTTACTATGATGGAACATCTTATATCCAGCCGCGTATGACATCATCGTCATCATTATTTCTTCTCCCTTGAAGAAGATCTTTGGATCTAAACCAACTTCATCGAGCCAATCGGTATGCGTGAAGAAATTTCCAGCCATAATATGGAATGCAGGTCTCGGCATATCAGTCGACGGAATATTATCTCCGTGAACATCTGGAATAAAATTATGCGGATCAATAGTGTAGTACTTTACTTGGCAAGCATCATTGACTTCATGATGAGGGCATGTTTTAATTTCCCCATCTTTTTCTTCGATCGTAAAGGATTTACACGAACCAGTAATGATTACTTTGTTCGTGCCAGCCATATCCATCGCTCTCTTATAATCTTCGACGAGAGAGCGATCCCAATGCATATCATGTAACATGTGAGAGTCGACTTGATAGATAAAGTCATACTCGTTTGTTACATTTAGCAAGTTAAGATATCTTGCCCAAACACACCCATCAGAATATTCTGGATCGATTCTTTTATAGATGACATCATCTCTACTTACAAGCACCGGCTCAGTGCAAGCCAAAGAATCCTCGAAGCGAGTCTGCTCGAAGATCGAATAGACTACGTTGTTTCTATTTGATTTGGTTTGCATCATACTCTTGATAGTATGAGGAAGTAAAGGATCTTGGTACGAGCATACTGAAACAAAAATGTTCATTGTTTATTCTCTTCTTTTTGCATATTAAATTTCTTTTTCACTCCCATAAACTTTCGATAGTATTGCTTATCGTCACCAGGAATGAGATTTGTAGTTTTATCTATCATCTCATCAGTAGCAGGACCAACAGAAGCAGTAATATCCTTGTTGAGGAAAGGAATTACATGTATTAAAGGTTCTCCGGCTTTGATATGAACGTTACATTCTCTCTTCGGCATACAGATAAAGTTTGTGACATGAAAGTTTTTATAATCTACCAAACCTGGAGTCACGTATAGATCATCAAGAAAGGTAGAGTGATAGAACGCCGGCATTAGCAGCGCGCTGATATTTTTTTGAGTAAAAATTTTCCAAGGAGATGGGAATAGAATGGCAGCAGGATTAATTCCAACTGGTGTAAAAGCACCATCTACAAACTTTTCGTCCATTGGAACCCCATTATCAAATCCACGATCTCCTCTTGGGCCCTTATCTCCGAGATACCATGAAGTGCCAGCTTTATTTGCCATGATATGAATATCTACCCATGCAGGAATGATATACCCGAATTGAGAATAATCTGCGATTCCTGGACACGCGGGCATAAGATGTTTGCCATACTTTTCTTGCTGAACCTTGCGAGTATTCGTTGGAACATCGACAGCTCGTTCAATAGAAAAGTTATGATAAGATAACTTCTTGGTATCTACGAATTCAATATCTTTCTTCGGTTTTAAAAAAGAAAACAAATCTTTCATTTTCTCGGTGCTCTCAGTTCTTTTGTGTATACGCTTCTGCGTGTGTTTTGCATCTTCGATATGAGATTGATCAGATGTTGTTCTGGTTCTTTCATATCTCTTATCGTAGGCTTCGATGGAACCGCATCACGCTTAATTGGAATTGCTACTACCAATGGAGTTCCAGCAGGTAGCAGCACGTCAGCATTTGGAGTATGCCAGATTGCAGGGAAATTGACTTCCTTTGGATATGTATCAGTATCGACCAATCCAGACAAACAAGTAAAATGACTTTCAAAGTTGTTAATCGGTGCTACAAAAAGAGTGGACCAACCTGGAGCAGTCTTTACAATCCATGGATTAACAAACTTCAAAGGAGGAGCAGGAAATCCTGGCGCATTTCTTTCTCCCAATTGTCGAATGTCATGAAACTCGCATACGTTGATTTGTGGAGAAGACGTGACTTCAATCGTACTGCAGTCATGATTTGATCTAACTGTCAAGTCGCCGATAAGAGGAATAACATAACCCAATGACATAGCATCGATCATTGGCATACATTTTTTTGCAGTGAAACTATGTGATCCAGTCCAGTCACGATCATCTCGCCCATCTGTAATGAGCGGAGGAATTCTCTTATACCACTCGGGTATATGTTTAGCTGCAGGTTTTGGGTGCGGTAAACTGGCTACGTCATCTCGATGACAATAAAACTCAATAATAGGTTTTTTCTTAAAAGGATTCCAACTCAACATTCTCTTTCACCCATTACCCATGCTACAAGACTTTTACGTATTCCTGACGTGATTGGCTTCACTCGATGTGGCATCCATGAAGCGAAGAATACGATATCACCTTTATTTGGTTTAAACGAGACTTTGTCTTCGAAGTTCCCATTATTTACAATCTCTAGCTCTCCTCCTTCATACTCGTTAGGATCTGAGAGAAGAAGAGATGCCGATATCTTTCTTATATATTTCTGCCAGCCAAACTCGACATCCCAGTGCCAAGTGTAGTGTTGATTTGGCCCGTATTTTGTATATTGAAAAGCTTCGACGCCTTCGATGTCATACATAAAGTGATCATAGTTGACTGCCGATACAATTCCAGACATTCTATTAAAGAGCCAATCGCTGTGATGATCATGATGGATCCATGAGATATCAGAATCACGCGTATGTGCAGGGGCTTCGACATTTTGCTCGAGCCCAACTTTACCTTTTTCAAATTCTTGGAGCTTTTCTAGGTCGATAATCATATCGACTTCTTCAGGAGTAAATCCTCCTGACCACACAGCAAAACAGTTCAATTGCTTCCCGTATTTAGGGATATTATATGGCATAGTAAATCCTTCTTCAATTCACCTATTCAATTGTTATTTCAACATAACCTCCAGGAGCTACAGTTACCGAATGTGATTGGCCATCTGGATAAGAATAGTAGCTTGCCTTCTGACTATTTATCACTGGTGCAGGTGTTCCTCCGGAATTTGATCCTGGGAAAGTAATACCAAGAGTAGATGATGAATTTCCTGGAACAGCTGGCGTAGGAGTATTGTAATTCTGAGGGCCGTTAGTCGCAGGGTTAAAGTTTTGCGGACCGTTAGTCGCAGGGTTGTAGTTAGCAGGTCCATTGGTTGGAGCATTGTAGTTTGCTGGACCGTTGGTTGGAGCGTTGTAGTTAGCAGGTCCATTAGCCACGTTGAAGTTTTGTGGACCGTTAGCTACGTTAAAGTTCTGAGGACCATTGGTTGGAGTATTAAAGTTCTGAGGACCATTGGTAGCCGGATTAAAGTTTTGTGGGCCGTTAGTTGCAGGATTGAAATTCTGAGGGCCGTTAGTCGCAGGATTGAAGTTCTGAGGACCATTGGTAGCCGGATTAAAGTTCTGAGGACCATTCGTGGCTGGATTATAGTTCGCAGGCCCATTGGCAACGTTAAAGTTCTGAGGACCATTGGTAGGTGCATTATAATTCGCGGGACCATTGGCAACATTAAAGTTTTGTGGGCCGCCGGTTGGAGCATTATAGTTTGCAGGACCATTCGCTACGTTATAGTTTTGCGGGCCATTCGTAGGTGCGTTGTAGTTAGCAGGACCATTCGTAGGAGCATTATAGTTAGCGGGACCACCAGTTGGCGCATTATAGTTAGCAGGACCATTCGTAGGTGCGTTGTAGTTTGCTGGTCCATTGGTAGGAGAGTTATAGTTAGCAGGTCCATTTGAAGGCGCATTGTAGTTAGCAGGGCCATTGCCTGGAGCATTGTAGTTTGCTGGTCCGTTTGAAGGAGAGTTATAGTTTGCCGGTCCGTTTGAAGGAGAGTTGTAGTTAGCAGGACCTGGAGATGGAGGACCAGGAGCATTATAAAAAGCCGGTGTATATCCATATTTTGGACTGACAAATGCATTGCTAGCTTTATTGCCCGGTGTGCCTGGAACTACGTTATATCCAGCCACGTTTCCTGGATTTACGTTGTAACCTGAAACGTTTCCTGAATTTACGTTGTAACCTGAAACGTTACCGGGAACTTTGTTGTAGCTAGAAACGTTTCCTGGAATTACGTTGTAACCTGAAACGTTACCGGGAACTTTGTTGTAGTTGGCTACCGGACCAGGATTGATATTGTAGTTGGCAACCGGACCAGGATTGATATTGTAATTTGCGACGTTGCCAGGAATTATGTTATAACCGGAAATGTTGCCAGGAACTTTATTATAAGTGCCAGTTCCAGGATAGATGATGTTATAGGTCGCTACAGGGCCCGGAATAATATTGTATGTGCCAGTACCTGGATAGATGATGTTATAGCCGGCTATATTACCAGGAACTTTATTATAAGTGCCAGTTCCTGGATAAATGATGTTATAAGTGGAGATATTTCCTAGTATGATATTATAGGTTCCAGTAGCATTGCCTGGCACGATGTTATAGTTTCCAGTAGCATTGCCTGGCACGATGTTATAGTTTCCAGTAGCATTGCCCGGCACGATGTTATAAGTTCCAGTAGCATTACCGGGAACGATATTATATGTGCCGGTTCCCGGTCCTGGAACAATATTATATGTGCCAGTTCCTGGATAGATGATGTTATATGTTCCAGTTCCTGGGAATATGATGTTGTAGTTGGCTACAGGACCAGGAATGATATTATAGTTGGCTACCGGTCCAGGAATGATGTTGTAACTGGCAATATTTCCAGGAATTACGTTATATGTGCCGGTTGCATTACCTGGAACAATATTGTATGTGCCGGTTCCAGGGCCAGGAATCAGAGCTGTGCCCGTTCCTCCACGACCAGAAACAAGAACGCTGTTTCTGCCGTAAGGAATAGAGATGCTGCCAGGACTGTTGAACTTAGTTGTTCCAGTTCCGGCACCACGCCACGTTTTCTCTAATGTAAACTTCGAACCACCACCAATACTCATTATGCGGCGCCCTTCACCGTCAGAGAAACAATCCAAGAAGTACCGCCATCATAAGTCATCAATGACCAAATGTCAATAGCATTCGCTGTTGTAGTTGCAGGAGGAGCAACTCCACCTGGATATTTACTTCCTGTCGGCCAAGTGATCGTGCGGCCGCCAGTAGCATCTTGTTTTGCTACGATCGTGCCTGCCCACATTCTTGTGCTTGGTGGAACACCCGTTGGAGAGATCGTTGTATTTCCAGTAAGTGTAAGATCCCAGAAGTTAGAAGCAACACAGTTAAGAGAGTATGTTCCTGTGACAGCTGCATTTGAAACTTCAGCTTCGGTATAACCTGTCAGAACGGGATTCGTGATGTTATTGTTTGCCATCACAAGATTTGCTGACAGAGTAGTTAGTCCGCCAGTAACACTAAACGCTCCGTTCCATGTAAGAGCACCGGTTCCAGCTCTGCCAAGTTTTACGCTGTTATCAGCATTACCGAAGATAATGTATCCGTTATTGGCACTTTGTTGTCCCATAATGCGAACAGAGTCAGCGATATTAACATCACCGAACCATGCATCATCTCCGATGCCAATATTTGTTCCACCGCCATTATTGGCAGTAGTTACTCTATCGAAGCTTCCGACACTCGTAACACTAATGTTTCCAGTAATCGTAGTGTTACCAGCGGCAAGCGTTGTGATACCGCTTACTGCTTGAGCAGCACTCGTAGACTGAATCGCAGTCGTTCCAATATACAGAGAAGGCAGACGAGCAAACGCTACCGTACCAGAAGTTAGATTCGTAGCATTCGCTGCGATCGCAATAGCATTCGTATAGGCTGCAGAAGCGTTGGCTACCATTGCAGTATTAGCAGTACCGATCTTTGTGTCTGTATAAGATACTGAGTTAGTATAAGCAGTCGCAGCATTTCCTGTGATCTGTCCTTGAACAGTAGCAAGAGACAACCCGCCAAAGTTTGTTGAGTTGTTAGCAGTTTGACTGAATGCAGTAGAATTGATAGTAGAGAATACTGTAGAGTTTCCGGCCTTTAACAGGTTAACTTGCAAGTTAGCATACGAGAACGATGCATCAGCTACGTTAATAGTATTATTATTTGCAACAGCAGTTTCATCTCCATATGTCGACATGAGGATGAATTCTTTTGTATCTGGACTACGAACAAGACCGGCGTGGTTTGTTGTATTACCTGATCCGCTGTAGTGGCCTGTGAATCCGATCCAAAGCAAGTCTGATGGGTTGTTCACTGCCAATTTAATCAGAGGATCTGCAACAGAAAGAGTTTGTACATTGGTAGAAATCAGGTTACCGGTAATTGTAAGGCTGCCGCCAACTGAAACAGAACCATTAAATGTACCGTTTGCAAAGGTTGGAGAATCGGTTGTTCTCAGATTTTGATCCATACGATATGGAAGACGGGCTTCAGCAAGAGTACCGTTGTTTGCATTCGAAGCATTCGCTGCAAAGACTGTCGCATTTGTGTAAGCGGCGCCAGCGTTGGCTATCATTGCAGTATTAGCAGTACCGATCTTTGTGTCTGTGTAAGATACTGAGTTAGTGTATGCAGCTGCAGCATTTGCAACCATCGCCGTATTTGCAGTGCCAATCTTCGTATCCGTATAAGATACAGCATTCGTGTATGCTGCGCCGGCTGCCGTTAATGCAGTTTGAGCATTTGTATTTGCAGTGATAGCTGCATCGTATGCAGTCTTGACATTGTTTGCAACAGGTACTAGCGTGACTGAAGTGTTGCTAATCGAGTCGACAGAAGGAAGACGAGCAAATGCTACCGTACCAGAAGATAGGTTAGTTGCATTCGCAGCGATAGCAATGGCGTTTGTATAAGCTGCGCTCGCATTTGCAACCATTGCAGTATTTGCTGTACCAATCTTCGTATCAGTGTAGCTAACTGCGTTGGTATAAGCAGTCGCGGCATTCGCAGTCATTGCAGTGTTAGCAGTACCGATTTTTGTATCAGTATATGATACCGCATTGGTGTATGCCGAACCTGCAGCATTGGCTGCGGCTTGAGCATTTGTATTTGCAGTGATAGCAGCATCGTAGGCAGTTTTTACTGAAGCAGCAGAAGCGGCAGCAGTCGTAGAAGTATTCGATACAGAGTCGACAAGAACTACTGCTCCGGCAACAGTTGAGTTACCAGATGGAAGACGAGCAGAGTTAACTGTACCAGATGTCAGATTAGTTGCATTGGCAGCGATAGCGATGGCATTTGTATAAGCAGTAGCTGCGTTAGCTGCCATGGCAGTATTCGCTGTAGCAATTTTCGTATCAGTATATGATACCGCATTGGCATAAGCCGTAGCTGCAGCTCCAGATACGTTAGCAGCCAAGATAGCTCCATCTGTATATGAAACTGCATTTGTGTATGCGGCCGCCGCTTTAACGTTCGCAGCTTGAGCATTTGTGTTAGCAACGATGGCAGCATCATAAGCAGTTTTTACTGAGGCAGCAGAAGCGGCTGCAGTTGTTGAAGTGTTCGCTATCGAATCAACAAGAATCAATGCGCCTACAGTTGTCGAGTTACCAGATGGAAGTCTTGCTGCGTTGACAGTACCAGATGTCAGATTAGTTGCATTCGCTGCGATAGCAATGGCATTCGAGTATGCATTTGCAGCTTTATTATCAGTATACGTTACAGCATTCGAATATGCATTCGCAGAAAGATTGGTCGCATTCGTGTTTGCAGTAATGGCTGCGTCATATGCAGTTTTTACAGAAGCTGCTGAAGCTGCGGCTGTTGCCGAAGTATTTGATACTGAATCGACAAGAAGTGTTGCACCTGCTACGGTAGCATTTGCTGATGGGAGGCGAGCAGAGTTGACTGTACCTGAAGTCAGATTCGTGGCATTCGATGCATACGTTTGTGTATATGTACGAAGATCAGAAGCAGAGTTGCCACCAACTGTCGCAGCATTCACAGAAGTAAGAGATGCACCGTTACCAGAAAAGGCAGTCGAGTTGATGAAGCTAGATACTGAAGTATTTCCGATCGCAATCACTGAGGTATTGACTGTGACGCCTCGAACATAGATCGAGCTATTCGTCGTATCTAAACCTACAACTGCAAACATTCCAGTACGAGAAATTTCACCATAGTCTGCATAGATTACGTTGGCAACAGTATAATTTTTTGAAGTAATCAGTTTATCATGAGATACTGCAGCATAATACGTATTGGTAGATTCTGTCAGGCTATCTGTAAATGAAAGTACAGTTCCTGTAAGAGTGGCAACATCATTCGCCTGAGAAACAGTTAAGTTACTCGTCGAAATGTTAACAGTATTTGTAACATTTAGAGCAAGAGATACGTTCACTGTCGCAGGAAGACGATTGAGAGAAAGCGTGCCAGTTGTCAGATTACTTGCATTCGCCGCAAAAGCAACAGCGTTGTTATATGCATTCGTTGATGATCCGGTCGCGACAGCTACGGCATTACCATAAGCATCAGCAGCTTTACCATCGGCATAGTTGACTGCATTCGCATATGCGTTGTCAGCTGATTGGCTAAGTGAAGTTGAGTTGATCGCAGTAGCACCGATGACGAGCTGACCGCTCGAAATTACAACGTTGCCTGCCGATACTGTTACGCCATTCGATACGGTTAACCCGTTCTTGACGCGAAAATTAACTGGTGTAGTCATCTGGTTCCCTATCCCTCAGATTTTATTCTATTTATACGTCAAGAGTAATTCTCTTCGTCTTTACTACGCTCGAAGAGTTTGTAGGAGCAACCAGCAGATTTACGTTACTGGAATTAATATTAGCACTAACATTACCAAGTGATGTGTTTGAATATACTGTACCGTACTCGGTTACATAGACTTGAGAACCATCATGAAGAAGCAAAGCTTCAGTGATATGATAGTCTGATCCAGATGTAATTTGTATGTAATACTTAGCTGATCTGTATACCGCTTTTGCGAAAGAATCTACAATGGTGTTTGCAGTCGTCGAAGTTGACTGAGAGTTCGATACACCTTCCAGAACATTAAGCGCAGGAATCTGAGCGACGATTTGAACGACGTCACCTGCAATGACGTTAGAAGTAAATGTAATCGCGGCAGAGTTCGGAGTGGTATAGTCTGTGGTCGAGATCTGCTTCGAACCGTTGAGGAATACGCTCTCGAGACCAGCAGTGTATGAAAGAACTTGCGTATTAGCGTCAGCGCCTGTAATGACAGTCGTATTCGATGAGATCGAGTATGTATAAGTTACTACGCTTGTGTATACGTTTGAAGCGACTACAGCTGGACCCCAGTAAACCGAAGTTCCATTCGAAGTCAGTACTTCTCCGTTGGCACCAATCGAGCTGTTAGCGATGACACCTGCATTGAATGTAACGTTGGCATTGAAGATCTGTGTGTTAGCCCATGTAACACTTAAGTTGGCATCGACACCCGGACCTTGTGGTCCTTGTGGTCCGGTTGCACCTTGTGCACCTTGTGGTCCAGTAGCACCTTGAGGTCCAGTAAATCCTGTCGAACCTGAAAGATCTGATACGTATGAGTATACAGACCCATTCCAAAGGTAGAGTCTCGAGTTTTCTGCATCGTTTACATCGCCAGTTTCAACGATAGCAAATTCACCAGCCAAGATACCAGCCGGTGAGGTATCGGCTGTGAGTGCTGCTACAGAAACGTATGACTTTGCAATTTTGAAGCCGAGACCAGTGGCACCTTGTGCACCTTGTGGTCCTTGTACACCTTGAGCGCCTTGAGCTCCAGTCGCACCTTGAGGTCCTTGAGCACCTTGAGCACCAGTTGCACCTTGAAGTCCTTGCGCTCCCTGTGCACCCTGTGCCCCGGTTGCACCTTGGGCACCTTGAGCTCCAGTCGCGCCTTGTGCGCCTTGAAGTCCTTGTGCACCCTGTGCTCCTGTTGCTCCTTGAGCGCCTTGTGCACCCTGTGCACCTACAACGTTTTGAAGTTCTACGACCGAAATTACCGGTCCATCAGTTTCACCGTACTGAGTGTTACCAGTAACAGAGTTAGATTTAATAGAATACGTGTAGGTTCCAGCAGGAGGAGTATCAATGAATTGAAGCGAGTACGGAACGTTTTCGTTTCCGTTAGAAGACTCAAAGTGAGTCTGAGCACCGATCGGCGTTGAACCTCGATAAAGCTGTAATCTACCCCAACCGCCCGTAGTAAGTGGGTTGGCATCACCTGATGCAATGATTTGAATCGGGCTACCTGAAGAGGTAAGACTAATCTGCGCAATAACTGTTGGAGTGCCAGCGCTAATGTATACTGAAGGAGCGGCGTTTTGCGCCCAGTTAACCGAGCCGAGAGTAGCAGTAGCAGATGTCCAATATACACCCGTGCCATTCGACGCTAGAACTTGTGTATTGGAACCCGAAGAACCGTTAGCAACGAGAGTTGTAACTGCGAGACTTGAGAGGTTGGATCCGACTTCGAAGATAGTATTCGATGAGTCTGAAGAAAAGACTTTACGATCGGCTAAGTTAATAGCCAACTCGCCTTTGTCAATAAAGGCCGCATTTGCTGCGTTCGTAGTATTAGCTGTACGACCTGAAACTGTCGTACGCTTAAATTGAAATTTATTCGGCATTCCCAACCTCTATATAGAGTATGATAGGATTATATAATCCTCATGATATTTATACAGAGGAATCTTCTACCTGTTTTTTCTTTTCGTTCTTTTGCTTAAGAGCTTGCAGTTCTACGTTAGACTCGCTCAGCGCTCGTTCAAGGAGCGCCAAGCGAGTTTCTAACATTAAGTTTTGATTTGTAAGATCGTGTACTTTTGCAACCAATTTACTGATATATTCATTAACAAATTCAACTTCCATGATTAGAATGTTCCTCCATCAAGTGTACCATATACGACCGAAGTACCGTTCGACTGTAGAACGAAACCGTCTGTTGCAGCTGCAAGAACTGTAGTTGCTCCTGCGCCGTTACCTACAAGAATAGCACCAGCAGTAATGCTTGCTCTACCAATACCACCTGATGTCACTGCAAGAGGAGTCGAGAGTGACAGCGAGTTGGCAGTAATATTTACATTAAGCGTTGAGTTCGCTGTAAGCGTTACCGCAGTCGAGTTCGAAACCAAACCACCAGAAGTTAAGAATGCTTGTAATGTAGCAGTAGTGTAACCAACTGCGGCAGTGTCTACAGTTGTTGTAGGTTCTGTTTGAGAACCAGTAAAGAGCTTATAGACGCCGTCTGTAGCATCACGGAAAAGACCGGTAAATTTAGTTCCAGTTGCACCGTATTGGCCAAAAATACCAATATCAAGAATATCGGTTGTGCCGTTACCATTTGCAAGCTCAATCAGCGAGTCTTCAACAATAAGGTTAGTTGTATCGATTGTTGAAAGTGTACCAAGAACGGTCAGATTTCCGGAAAGAGAAAGATCTGTAATCGACAATGCTGAATTAACGTGCACACCAGTCGAGTTAACTGTGAGTGTTGAACCGCCGTTTACACGGACAGCATCAGTTGAGGTCGAGATACCGTTACCAACTCCAACATGAAGACCAGTAGCGTTAGCTACAAGACCATCAGTAGCTGCAATGAACACGCCTGTCGAGTTAGATACAAGACCGCCACCTGTACCAGCAAGAACATTAATTCCGGAAGAGTCAACAGAAATACCATTGGCTCCAGAAGCAGCCACAGCATCTGCAGATACACTAATACCGTTGCCAGCGGCGACGTTTAGAGTAACATCTCCGGTTGTGCCACCACCGGTTAAACCTGTTCCAGCAACAACCGAAGTAATGTCAGCGAGAGTATTCGACCAGTAAACAGATGAACCGTTCGAGTGAAGGACTTGACCAGCAGTACCAATTCCGCCGTTGGCAATAAGACCAGCAGTTGTTGCAATCGTTACGTTGGCATTCCAAGTTTGTGTGTTAGTCCAGTTATATGCAGCAGCAGTGTTGATCGATACTGCACCAGCAGGTTGCCAGAAAGTATTGCCTCCAGCATCAACTGCTAGAAGGAAGTTTGCGCCAGGTGAAGATACACCGTTCGCTGTAATATTTCTAACAGTAAGAACATCTGCCTTTACTGCATCGATAAAGCCTGTACCGTTAGCTACGAGAGCTTGGTTAGCAGTGAGCACACCGGGATTGAACTTACCAGCAATGGTGATTGATGCACCATTGGAACCGATGAACAGATGATCACCGTTTGCTGTAAAGGCCAATTCACCATTAGCTAATGACGGAGGTGTGGCTGTAGTTAACGATCTTTTGATCTGAATTAAGTTAGCCATCTTTCTTCCTTATTAAAAAGAACCGCCGTCTATGGCGCCGAGGTCCTCGATTTGTAGTTGTCTTACTTCATATTTATCTGTTTCAGAATTATAGATTAGAGTAGCTCCGTCAGTCACGTTGACCTCGGAAACATCTGCAATATCTTCAATACTACGGATTTCTTGAATTTGATTCTTCAGAGTAATAGGTGCGGCAGAAGACAATCTGCCGTTATTGTTTGTAATCTTGGCAACTAAACGCGATGTGCCTGGCATTACCTTGTAACTCCCGGTGTTACAGTGACTATACCTTCAACAAGACGCGAAATCGTTCCGGATCCGTCATTCAATTCACAGTCATATACATATCTTCCTGCAGCCACGTTGTTTGTAGCGTTAGCAGTCATCGAAAGAGTAACTTCACCTGTTACGGCAGTGATAGCAACATTAAAAGAATAGTAAGTTGATGACGTGTAATGCTTACGCATCTGTGCGGCACCTGTAAATCCTGTTAGATTTACGATGTTACCTTCTTCATCGGTGACATCGATCGTGGTTGCGAAAGATGTGCCTTGATCAATTGTAATGTTAGCTTTCAGTGCCACAGTTTTACCTTTTTGATACTATTTATTAGTCAAAATTCTGTTGATCAGATGATGTTGCAATTGCAAAGAGAGTAAATCCAGCTTGATACAATATATTAGAAGTATTAGATGTAAGAGCCACGTCATATCCTCCGCTTACACCAAGCGAGTTAGAACCTCCATATGAACCTCCAGAATATGCTACCACGGTAAACTCGCGGCTTTCAGTCATAGGCAACCACGTATCAAATGTGCCTTCGCGGACACGACTAAATCCATTTGCATTTCCGGGTAGCGTAGCTCTAAATCTTACTGAATAGTTAGAAGCTCCGCCACCGATCAACCAATTTTGCAATGGTTGAAGTCCTGAAGTAGAACCTGCTTGAGTATCAGAAAAGTATTCTGTGCCATCGAGTGTAATAGATCCAGTAGCTGAAGCAGCTGGACTCCATGATGTACTTCCTAAACCGTAGATTTTTCCGTCAGTATTAAATGTAATTCTAGAAAGTGCAGAAGATTGGTTGTATAAAGCCTGAGCTACAGCATTTCTTTCTGCATAAATCGTGTGATTTACTAAAGCAACAAGCTGAGATTTCGACTTGCCGCTAAAAGCGCCAATATTAATTGCACCGCTCGATGGAATACCACTCGTCCCAGCTGGGACGAAATTCGTCGAAGCACCAGCATAGTATTCACTCATAGAAATAGGATTAGAACCGCCGAATTCCGTTTGAATGCTAGATAAAGAAATACTCGAAGTTGGTACAGGCATTATCTACCCTCTATCTTATCATTCAGTTCTTTAATCGCTTCGATGAGTAAAGGAATCAGTCGTTCGTATCTGACAGCAAGTGTACCGTCTTCCCTCATAGCAACGATTTCTGGTAGAGCTTCTAGAACTTGTTGCGCAATAACACCGGCTTCACGAAGTTCAGGATCCTTTCCTTCAACTCCATCTTTCCAATTATAAGTGATACCTTGCAGTTTAATCAACTTATCCAGAGCCGACTCAATGACAGCAATATTAGTCTTCAAGGTTATATCTGAAGAAGAAAATGCTGTGATATCACCTGTTGCAGTGATAGCTCCATTGATAGTTAGACCAGCAAAAGTAACAGCACTCGTAGTGTTCAGTGTTTGGTTAGCGCCAGGTCCTTGTGGTCCAGTTGCACCTTGAGCACCCGTTATACTTGCACCTGCTGGTCCTTGAGCGCCTGTAGCACCTTGTGCACCATTCAAACCGCTAGGTCCTTGTGCACCTGTTGCACCTTGGGCGCCTTGTAAACCTTGAGCACCTTGAGGACCAGGAACTGTCGAAGCCGCACCTTGTGCACCGGTAAGACCTTGAGCGCCAGTTGGCCCTTGTGGTCCCTGAGCTCCAGTGGCACCCTGTGGTCCAGCTACAGTTGATGCTGCACCTTGCGCACCCGTTGTTCCTTGTGCACCTTGTGGACCTTGAATACCTTGTGCACCTTGAGGTCCTGTCGGTCCTTGAACCGAAGGTCCTTGTGGCCCTTGAGAACCAGTTGTTCCTTGAGGACCTTGAGCGCCAGTTGCACCTTGAGGTCCAGTTGGTCCAGGAACAGTCGAAGCGGCACCTTGAGCGCCAGTTGCACCCTGTGAACCCGTAGAACCTACTGGTCCTTGAGCTCCAGTTGCACCTTGTGGTCCTTGAGGACCAGCAAGTTGTGACCAATAAAGTACACCGTCAGCGCCGTTCGATGAAAGAACGTAACCTTTTACACCAGCAGATTGCGTAGGAAGAAGATTGTTGATCGATCCACCTGTACCACCGCGCGTAGTAGGAAGCGTGCCTACTGTAATAGCAGAAGCGTTGACGAATACACCTGAAGAGTTTGTAAACAAACCAGCATTTGCAACGAAGCTAATAGTCGGATTGGCAGCTGTACCGTCACCGTTGGTTACAGTAATTGCATCTGATCCAGCAATAGTTCTAGTAACACCAGTTCCTGCACCAGTTCTAATTACGATACCATTCGTCGAAATGTTGTATACGGTGTTAGCATTGCTTGCTGTACCAGTATAGAGTGATGAGTTAACGCCTGCCCCGCTTGGGAAGTTAACGGTATTCGTAACAGTGATGTTATTTGCAAAGACATCAAAACGAGCAGTCGTAGTACCGAGTGCGCCGCCGTTTGCATCTGGTCGTAGCGTTCCATAAGATGTCGTATTAAATAAGAAAGCATTGAAACGATTTGAAGTATTACCGAGTGGTTGTTGATCCGCTACAAGAAGAACACCACCTTGACCGATAGTCACGTTAGCATATACAAGAGATCCGTTAACTACAAGGTTGCCAGATACAACGAACAAGTCGTTTTTAAAGTGCGCGTTAGCTTCTACGTCGACACGATCGTAGAAGATCGCGTTGCCAGAAGCAACTAGACCATTATCAACCTTAAATCTATTATTTGCGCCTGACATATTTTACCTTACTTAATGAATTGAGCAACAACCTTTGCAGCTGTGCTAGATCTTGTTTGATTAACGTACACTCTTACGTTCGCAGTAGCTACGTTAGCAGAGAAAGTACCAAGTAGGCTGACTCCAGAGTTAGCAGCAACAGGGGAAGAAACTGTACCGTATGTTGTTAGCTGCGCAGTCGAATTATCATGAGCGAGTAGTACTTCAGAGATCTGTGTATTACCAGCATTTTTCAGTTGAATTAAAAGTTTAGCACTGCTGTATTCTGACTTTGGATATTCGAACACGAGAAGATCTGAACCAGTCGTAGCTCCAAGATTTCCATTTGCAAAAACATCTAATACGTGATCTGACTTGAAGGTAACGATATTTGCATGAGTAACTGCACCAGTTACTGCGAGCGTATTTGAAAGAGTAGCTCCACCTGTCACCGCCAATGTATTTGAAAGTACAGTAGCTCCAGTCACCGAGAGCGTATTCGAAAGATTTGTATTTCCTACGACTGATAGCGTATTTGCAAGAGCAACGTTCGAACTGACTGTCGCAGCACCTACAACAACAAGATGACTTGTCGGTGTAATGGTAAGATTGGCAGATGCAGTGATCGATCCATTGCCGATCGCAGTATTAAACGTTGCGTTGCCGACAAGTACAGTAGTTGCATTTGCAAAGACATTCGCACCTACTGCGACAACTGTTTGGTTGGCAGTGACGATACCAGCAGAGAATCCCGTCGGAGTAACATTAGATGTTGATGTTGAGTTGGCAATGCTAATGATTCGAGTATTGGCAAGTGTGGTATTCGAACCTTCGACTGCATAGACTCTGACAGCAGAGTGTTCAACCGAATTCAGACTGTTACCTACAAACACACCGCTGCTATTTGCTACGGTGTTACCAACAGTAGCAGATCCAGTTACTTGAACTGTACCACCGTTTGTGGCATTCGCCGTAACGTTTGCACCGAGAGAAATCTGAATAGTATTGGCAGTAAAGATGCCTGTTCTGAATGCGTTAGGTTCAATGTTTGCTGTGGCACTCGAGTTGGCGATGCTAATGATTCGAGTGTTTGCAAGAGTGGTATTTGAACCTTCAGATGCAAGGAATCGAACTGAAGTCACTTGCGAAGAGTTTAAAGTATTACCTACATATAGACCGCTGCTATTTGCAACCGTATTACCGACTGTGCCAGTTCCTGTCACTTGAACTGTACCACCGTTAGTAGCGTTAGCTGTAACATTGGCACCGAGCGAAACTTGAATAGTGTTAGCTGTAAAGATGCCTGTAGTGAAACTGATAGGATCCATGTTAGCAGATGAAGTGCTATTTGCAATGCTGATAAGCTGATTGTTTGCGAGTACGGTATTGCTACCTTCTGATGCAAAGAATCGAACGCTTGTCATCTGGCTATTTGTAACGGTGTTGCCTACATATAGACCGCTGCTATTTGATACACTGTTACCTACTGCACCTGATCCTGTGACTTGGATCGTACCGCCATTCGTTGCATTGGCAGTGACATTAGCACCCAATGTAATCTGAATCGTGTTCGCGACGAAGAGTCCAGTGCTAAAGCTAATTGGATTCATCGTAGCAGTGTTAGTGCTATTCGCGGCAACAACTGCAAATGCAGTTGCCGTTGTATTCGTGGTAGAGTTAGACTGAATCGTCAGTTTGGTTGTATTGGCTACGAGATTTGCTCCAGTCAAACCAGCATGTAGACCATACTGCCACATAAAGGTATTCGAAGAACCGTTGGCAACTTCCAAACGAATTTCTGTCGATGTCACGTTACTCAGGACAGTGTTCGTGCTAATCATCAGATTCGCAAACGAACCGTTGACGTTACCACCCTTCATCCAGTTTGTTACAACTAGATTGTTAGCACCAAACGTTCCGTACAGTTGAGCTGTTCTTGGAAACGCAGTATTACCTGTATTTGCATATGTGCTATTTGCAGTAATGATTTCTGTCGAGAGTGCATGAAGAAGTTCATTGGTCTCTAAGAGCCAAATCTCGAATGAGTCGGTAATTACATCAACATTAGCTACTGGTCTTGACATTAATTTCTTCCATTCACTACTTGTAAGAGTAGAGTTTTCATTTCTTTGAGATCATCTTCGACTGCACTTATTCTATTTGATAGATCTTTGCTATTCTTCACTTTCGATCTTTCTGCTACAAACTTTGCATAAGATGCATCATCTGTATTTATGAAAGCTCCAGTAGAAGTATCTTTCATGAACCCATCGGTTTCAGTCTTCATCAACATTACGCCGAAACTCCGATAACCTGAATAGCCTCTACCTTTGGAACAATATGAGATTGTGCTGCAAGAAGAACGATCTTGATTTGCATCGAGGTGTAGCGATCAAACTCAACATATTCAGAGTTGACGTATCTTACAGTGTTATCATTTTCAACATTATTCCATGCGACATTTCTGTACTTTAGTTTATCGATAACAATATCAGATCTTGTTGGGCGACCAGGAGAAGACACTAAGCTTGATGTTGTAATGTTTCGATATGTGCTGATCGCAGTAGTATTTGCTGCTGAGACCACAAACACTTCATGATTACCAAAGTCCTGATCTTTGATTCGAATCAAATCGCCGGCGGTGACTGTCGCAGAATGATTACTCGTCGTAGTAATGGCGTTCGAACCGTAAGTAATTGCTCCAGTTCCTGGAAGAGCCGCTTGAAGTTCAGGAGCTGTATCAAATCCATATGTAAATTCGTACATATCATTTGGATCTGTCGAGCTGAAGCGATCGATATTATCTTTCAGTACAAGCGGAGTCCATGCTTTACTTTGGAATGATTCTCTGTCTGCAGCGTTATGAACTTTTGCATAGACTTTGATTTCTGTTCCAGCAGGACGATAGCCTGTCAAATATACTACGATATCTTCTGCATATTTGTCTTGAGCAAATTTGATAACTTTTGAAACATACTTCGACTTAGCAAGACCATTCGATCCCGTTTCTGTATCATAATTAGCAATGCTGCTAAGTCCTACTGTTCTCGTCTCTGTGTAAACGTTATTGATATCATTCTGATAGAAGTAGAAGTCGAGCTCGCGAGTCGTCGCATAAGGAACACTGAAGCGATCAATTTCGGCACTGCTCACAGCAATATTCAGATTCGCGACAACCGACTTTCTTCTATCTCCAAAAAGATTCGAGCTCTTTGAAGTATCAACTTCAACTGAGCGAGATAAGATATATCCGGTAGCAGCCGAATCATTCATCTGAAGAAGATTGATATTCGTGGATGTAGAAGACAACTGATTCGCAGAGTTGGCAATCTTATAGTTAAGAGTGAAAGTAGATCCAGAAGGATTACCGATCAAGAACGAAGGCTTAAAGTTGTCAACTGGATAGCGATCGATAGAAGCAATATTTGCAGTTGCTCCTGATCTTTCTCCTATAATTCTACCGCCACTTACTGCAAATTTATTTGTAGCATTTGCGGAAGAGTCGACTAAAATCAGTTTATTTTTTGGGTAATCTATGTTATAAGCTAAACCTACAGGCGGAACTTTATAACCGATTCCAGAAGCAGAGAAAGTTGGCAAGCTTTGAATTGTCATGTGTGTGGCGTTTGTGATAGCATTGACAGATAGAATCTGTTTAGCTCCGCCGCTTTGAACTAAAATTTTAGCACCGCCAAGAAGATTAGTAAATGTGGTTGAAGTACCGATTACATTTAAACTATTCGTAGAAATTACTACAGTACCAGTGGCATTCGCGATGTCTTGATAAATGTATTCTCCTCCGATGAAAGCACCTGTATTAGTGTTGTCGATCGTGAAGAATTCATAGTCTTTATTTACAAGGCTAATAGTAATGTTATTGGCAGTGTATCTGGCTACCTTGACTTTAAACTTCAGATCTCTGTCGCTCAGTGAACGATGAGCAGAAGTGTTCGTAGGAACATATAGCTTGCCGCCGTGTGTTCCTCTTGAACCTACAGACAATGTATTAGTAATCTGACCGTCGGTTACGAGCCTATCGCCGAGCACATTTTGCCATACATCAAATCCAGGATCATTAAACTTTAAAACTAGACCATAGTGCTTTCCTGTAGCTAAACGAACAGGATCTTGAAATCCAATGACAGTGGCCGCCGAAGCATCTTGAGAAGTAGAAATCAAATCATACTGAATAAGAGTCATGGAATTGCGAAGTTGACGAGCCTCGAAAGGTGAATCGTTTTCTACTTCGCAAATCCATGCATTAACTGTAGGAGCTACTGCACCTGAAACAGTGGCTCCACGCACAGGCTTAGCTTTAAAGAAAACGTCGATGGATGTGAGCATGACTTCAGGAGCGTTAGCTACTGTTTGCGGATTCACGTAAAATGTTTGAATATAGTTAAAAGCAGACATGCATTTCCTCGTTTGTTTTTATTATTTATCTACTACTCTATCACTCTTATGGTAGATTGAAATTTATCTGTGATTCAAAGTTTCGAAGATCGAGTCTGAGCACGTTGTACGTACCACTTGGATCAATGAATGTATCAACCGCTGTTTCAGTTGCATTACCGCCGCCGGGAGCATTTGTTGTGGCGTTAGTTTGTGCAACAGAAGTAGAAGTGGCCGAAGGTGTAATATTCAGATTATTAGTGTTTGTAACAGGAAGATTAGAGTAGTAGGCAAGAGTAATCGCGCCTGCTGCTCTCGAAGTTCCATCAGCGTTTTCAATTACAAATCGTTTTTGCCCAGCTATATTAGAGATGATACGATTTTGTGCCGCCACATCAGTTACTGCTTCATCGAGTCCAGCATCATAATAAAAATCGAATGTCATGATGCCGTTTTCATCGCTTCGAAGACCGGTGGTATTTGTTGTAGATGTTCTTACTTGCGAACACTTCGAAGTTCTGTTTTCTCCATCAAACGTGAATGTATGATTCGTATTTGGCTTCAAGCCAGATACAGAAATTACAAACTTCTGAGAATCGGCAATATAAGACTGTTCTATTCCTCTGTCTAAGTCGAAATAATTAAACAGCGAATTGGTAATTGTAAATGAACTTGGGTTTACGTTATGTACCGCGCCAGTATACTCGAAGGTATTTGGATTCGATACCGTAATTGTCGAAGTTGTTACAGAATCTGTAGGATATTGCAGAAGATAACCATAAGTTCCTGTTCTGCCTTGTCCTCCAAATAAACCGCCGCGTTTCTTACCCTTGTATATTCTCACCTTTGCATATTGTCCTGCAGCAGGATCATGCGTCCATGTGATCTTAAATTGATCTTCAAGGAAAGTACCAGAATCGATACCGGTTGGATATGACTTGCGCTCTATGCTTCCGACATGCTCGACTCCACGACCATCATTGAGTTGATTTATTTGATAGAGTCTGGCAATATCAGAGCTAGTAATAGAAGTTGCTGATGCAGAAGTTTGTGTGGCTGTCCATGGACCATTTTCTGAAGCTCCTTGATAGACAGTCGCCGAAATGGCATTGTCGCGAGCAACTACATAAAGTTCTGCTGGTCCAGAAAGACTGCTGAATCGATAAACGAATTCTTCGAACACTGTACCAGAATCAGAAACACTAGTGCTTCTTTCTCTTGCTACAGTTGATTCCACTCTTTGAGTAACAGTAGTAACAACCACATTTCCAGTTGTATTTGCAACAGTATTTGCAACAGTATTTGCAATTGGAAGAGGTCCAGCAGTCGCAACGCTCTGTTCTCCAATAACAAACTCGTTATATGGAAGTGTCAGAATGCCATCTTCTTGTCCAGTACCGTCTGGCTTAAACTGAAGATTTAACTCTCTCAGATATGGACCAAGCTGATCGTTTCTAATAGTAGCATAAAATTCTGTGCTTCCGACATCGGCGTAAACATAGTCTGTGAATGGATCTACGAAGAATCCAAACTTAAATCTATCGAGTGCTTGATCTAAACTGCTCGGAATAAATCTTGATTTTGCCAATGCTTCTGCAAGAGTAAACGATACGTAATATTCCAGATCCTTAATTCTCTTATCGAGGCTTCCGATATCAGCCATTGTATAGCGACGCTGTTGAATGCGAGTTCTTTGAGCAGCACTGATTGACGGCTTAATAGTATAAGCATTTTTTCTTTTTCCAGAAATAGCGCTCATCACTTTCGTATCTGTGATAGCAATCATCTCAGCTGAGAGTACTTCTGGAAGAGAAGGATACGGAGGAATATTGTATATTTGCAAAGTAAGAGCATTGTCTTGTGCAGGTGGAAGAACAGGAGAAATACCTGGTTCACCGTTTCTTATTTCAAATCCGCCGTTAGAATTGATAATAACTCGATCAACTCTTCCAAGATAAGAACTTACGTTTGCAGACAACGTAGAGTTAGGCACTGGGAAAAATGCGCTAGCCGAAGAGAAGTAGTTTGTATTTGAAGGAAGCGTAGGATTGATAATCGATGCGGCATTTGCACCAGCAGCAACCGAAGAAATATCAGTCACATAGTTGATTGTATTTGCCGCCGATGGACGAAGATCTACGCAATCTCTTACATCATAATAAATTCCAGTTTTTCCTTCGAACTCGGCGAGTTCCATGGTATTAATACTTACGTCGCTCACTAGAGAAGCAAGATTTGCACTGTCGTTAATCGTATAGGAAGAAATTGTCTTGACGCCTGATGCAGATTGGAAAGCATCAAACTTTACAAGAAGGACGTCATTCGCCGCAAGCGTATCATATCTTGGCTTTCTTACGAGCTTAGAAATATCAAGGAAATCTTCATTTTGTCCGCTGTCGATATAAAATTGATTTGTGACGTCTGTTACGCCGTACGTATTCTCAGTGAAGTACATGGTATTACCAGTAAACTTATGAGTAGAAGAACTGTTCGATGCAAGAGTGAGATTTGCACCGCCACGAGTAGCAGAGAGTGCAAATCCACTTGTATTTGCATACACCGCATAGTATGTTGTGCCATTCGTAAGACCGCCGACTACACCAACGCCAGCTGCGTTAGAATAAACGAGTGAATCACCATTTGCAAATGGGTTGTTTGTTACAGTAATAAATCCAGCCGATGCATTTACATCAGTCGATACGTTAAACGTAATGTCTTGAACAGTGGCGTCTTTCTTCCATACTCCACGTAGACGATATGCATCAGATACACCGAGCGGCCAAGGTCCACGAATACCTGCGCTGTTGTTATTTGCGATACGAATTCTTGCGTAGTTGCCACGATTCGATGTCTTCGCTGCCGAGCTTACGTTGTTTCTTTGAGCATTATACACTACTGAAACTGGCATCGAAGCAGCAGAATTCGAAGTAGCATTTGCAACATTGTTACCCAAGTAGATCGTCATGACCTGGCTGTTCGAGCTATCTACGTTTGCCCACTTGGTAGCTTTGTTTGTCAGTGAGATCGGAATATTCTGTGGGTAATACAAGCGAATATGACCACCAGAATATGTCTTCGAAGATGCTGTTGCAAGCGTTAATGAAGTGCTATTCGCGATCGAAGAGATCTGATTGATTGTTGAATTTCCGCCAGTAGTATTTGAAACTAATACGTAATCTCCTGGAGAAAACTCAGCGCTGAATAGTGTTCCTGTTCCAGTCACAAGAGTATTTCCAAAAACTTCTACTGATCCAGTCGCTGCAATTTGAGACTTAAAGTTTCCGTTAGGAATTACAACCAGATCACGCTTCTCAGAAGTATTCAGCTCTTCTGTATAAGGGAAAAATTCATTCGATGGAAGATTCAGAACAACATAGCCATCAGAATTAGAAGTTTCAGACGTGTTAATAGTTCTGTATTGATATGTGATGTTCGACACATTTGAAGTAGCATTCTTTAACTTGAAAAGAAGCGAAGAGTCGGCTGTATCATAAAGCACCGCACCGAGTGTAGCACTAACTACAGTGTCAGCAATTGCTTTATTTCCTGAACTAGAATAGATGCTTCTTACATCTTTAGTATTCTTACCAGCATCCATCTTAATATCGAAAAGATACATTCTGTAAACAGCGTTTGCATTGCCTACATCTCCACTTTGCCAAGCAAAGGTACGAATTCTTGCAGTACCGATCTTTGCGCCAGGGCTAGTGATAGTAGTCGAACCGGTGCTAAGATAGTTAGCAGCCGTACTGTGCAGTTCGACTTCTCCGCCGATGTCAAAGTTGAACGAACCAGCAAGTTCGTCGACTTCGAAGTAGTTGCCGTATCCAAGACGAGTCTGTGAAGCAGGATCATTCAGCTTCGTCGTGCCCTTGTTCATGTTTTGCTTATAGTTGTCGATAGTTTCGATACGAATACCGTTGATATAAGCTTTACCTGGATCGATGTTCATGTTCACAAGGCTTGCAGTATCTGAGAATGTACCAGAATCTTTCGTCAATGTAAGGAACTGATCGATCACATAGTTGCCAGATTCTTCGTAAGTTCTTGCTGCTAGTTGACGGCCGATGACATTATAGACAGTATCTTGGTTTACACGATACGGACGACCATCTGTGAACTCGATGATTGGAAGGAATTCTGAGTTTGCATCTGCTTCTGCTTTTGTCAATACGCTGATGACTGGTGTCAGTTTCAGACGATCTGCACCAGGAGCAGCAAAGTTGAAAGTGCCGGTGGCATTATCAAGAAGAGACTGATCTTGATTCGAGTTGACAATGCTTTCGTTTGTATAGAAGCCAACAGACTTATCAAAGCCTGTGTTTGAATACTTGTTTACAACCTCAAACTGAGAAGCAACTCTCGAGAAGAATCCCTTTTGATAGATCGTGCCTTCGCCGATCGTAACACCGTAACCAGTTCCAATAGGAACGGCCGTTGCGTTTGCGACTTGGATTGTAGCAAGGAATGTTTCAGCTGCAAGCTCAAGCTCGCCCAATTCGGTGGCAGTAAATGTAGAAGTAGTTGAGTTATTTGCGATGGTAACATGCGGTTCTACGTAATAGCCTGAACCTTGGCCAACAACCTGAACCGCGGTGACTTTACCTAGACTGTCTGTTGTAATAGAACCAACTGCGCCTGAACCAACGATCGCAACTACGTTAGCAGATACACCTGACGTAAAATTGCGAACCTGCTCGCCAGCAGCAAATCTAAACTTAATCGTATTTGCAGAAATAAGATCAGGATATTCTGGTCTCACCTTCAAGATAAGAGCAGAGCTATTTGCAGTTGTGTTAGCTTCGATAATCACGGCATTTGCAACACCGTTCTGAATTACAGATCCAGCCACAAAGCTTGCAGCTGCTGCAGCACCACCAGTACTATTTTGTACAGCAAGTGCCGACATCACTACAACCGTGTCGCTATTACTAAACTTAGAAGCGCCATCGTTTACTTTGATGTTGAAGATAGGATAAGATTTGTCGAAGACTGTAAGCGTCTCATCTGCAGCAAAAGAATCTGTTGCGAAGTTATTTCCAGAGTTAATGTAGTTTACAAACAGAGTATTAAGATCAGGCGCACGAGATTGCAGACCCGAAACCGTCTTCTTGATGTGGGCTTCTAGGTTGCTTGCGTTTCTTACATACAGATTGTTATAAAGACTGACATCGACTTGTAGACCATCTGTCGTCAAATCGTTGATCTTGATATAAGGAACTTTATCATGCTTAGTAATCGTACAACCATCAATGATTGTTCCGCGCTTGAATACGTTGTCACCAAACTTCTCAATTTGATTTTGCAAGATTGACTGGAGCTGATTAAGCTCACGTGCTTGGACTGCGACACCAGGCTGGAACAGGACTTTATAGAAGTCCTTCTTGACGTCGAAGTCATCAAAATAAGGAGATACGTTTAGGTTGGTTTCCAGAGCCATTTAATTAAAACTCCAATACTATCTTTATAATTTCTGATTTGTTATCGTTACGAGCGATAGGATCAAGATTCTCTAAGTAAAGAACCTCTCCGCTACCGACTACAAAGTCTCCATTGTATTTATTCAATAATGGGGAAAGCTCTGCAGAAGATATTGTGCCCGCGATATCTCTTACGCCGCGAGGATCAAGATTGAAGATACCCGATTTATTACTGATCCATAATATATCAGAACCTTCGATCTCATCGAGATGGTGTACTCTACCACGCGGTTGTGCATATGAAATGAGACTCTCTTGCTTAATCTCTTCATCTTCGAGGAACGGTACACCGCCAGAGCTAAATGTACCAATGAGGCGAGTTAGCTGTCGAGAGTAGTTGAAGGCACTCGCATTTCTATCATTAATTTCAATCGTTCCAGTAATAGTTGCTGTCGTACCCGACACAGGAACTACCGTGTCTCCTGACATACCGCCGACTCCGATGATTCGACTTCCAGAAGTAAACACGCCCGCAACATTTGCCAATTCGATCTGACTTGGGCCAGAGAATGCAACAACGCCGCTTGCTTCTACGACGATAGCTGACACTTCACAATCTTCTGCTGTAAACGAGCTATTTGTATTTGCAGTCGTAATACGATAATCTTGTGGAACATTAGCTACAGTCGAGATGTAGTTGTTCGAACCGTCGGTAACAAGAACATAGTCGCCAACTTCAAAAGCATCTTTGTAAGTAGGAGCATCTGGATTTCTAAGAGCTACAGTAATAACTCCGTTCGATCCTGATACACTTGCATCTCCATTGATCGTAACGAGAGGGGCTGAAGTATATCCAGAACCTGCGTTAGTAATTGTAACAGATGTAATAACTCCTGAACCGTTATTTGCAAATGTGCCAGCTGCTCCTGTTCCATCGGTTCCTGAGTTGTTGAAAACGAGCTGGTTGTTTGCAACGCTATTGTATCCTGTACCGGCATTTACAATAGTAGCAGTGGTCGAAAGAAGACCAAAGTCTGTCTTTTCAATCGTCGTGCTAGCTGCTGTAATTGAAACGTTGCCGTGCAGCTTTAGCTTTCTATACTGATAGACTTTCTCGCCGATAGAAAAACCAGGGCCAATTACATTGTTGATATTCATATCAACCTTTGTAAAGGTCGGATTCTTAATTACGCCGACTTGTCTAAAGTCATTTTCTGTGGAAATGATACCGCTCTCGCTATTATTAAACTTAGCGCTGATGCATATTCTTTTTGCAAAGAGTTCATTATAAGGATCTGAGCCATGGCCATTTTTTGGAGAAATAATTGGGCGTAAAGATGCAGGTGCAAAGTACGTAGAGCTTGACACAACCGGTGGAAGCTGAATAAATGTTTCATCGAAAATTGACGGAGGAATAGTAATAGGCTGTTCAGAAACATATGCTTCAGCCTTTCTATAATTTTCACCTACCGCTAGCAACTCGACTCTACTAATAGAATTTGTCGAAGCTGGATCGATATATACGATTCCTTCGGCTGGAGTTGATTCTTCTCCATCTCCCCAAACGAATGCATATGGATATACTTCGTAGGTGTCTCCTGCTGAAGGAGTAATAAGGAACGATGAATCGAGAATGAATTTCTTCTGAGCAGCAGTACCTTCGTAATTAACGATTCTACGATATTCTCCGATAGCAAGACCAGAAGTCATCTTCATGACGCAGCCTTGATAGTAGTCATCGATCGATACTGCGGTCGCAGGTGCACCGTAGAATGTTGGAATACCCTGAACAGTAATATCTGAAGTTAAGAGAGTGCCTTCGGGAATATAGTTGTCATAGCCTGCGCCAGGATCTTCTACCTTAATGACTTCAATAGTTCCTCGAGTAGCGCCATCGATGACCGCAGTGTTGGCAATGATAGGAACGTACTGCGAAGTAGCAAACTTTTCATATTGGGATTTTGTTACGGTGTACATGTATTTCCATACATACCCGTCACCTGTCTCAACGGGATTGAGATCAGCTGCGCTACCTACACGAGAAGGCGCAACAGTCGAATTTACATTGATAGTATCTGTGCTTTTGTTGAACAAGCACTTCCAAACATTGTACTCTGTATCGTCGTCGACAGTGATAAAGAAATTCTTATTTTCAAGATCTCCGTCAAGATGATCATACATTGCATAGTGTGTGTTTGATTCCCACAGATTCTTTTTCGCCATATGGACAACATCACCCGAAGAAATTCTCTTCGCGAAGATCATATTGTCATAGACGTTCGTGTCTGTATCTCTTACACTATTGTTCGGAACAGGAATGATCGTGTCACTGCCAGCATAAGGAATATGACGAGCAGCATACACAAAGTAATCATTGTTAGCAAAGCTATTAATGAAGTTTGCAGCTGCCGCTACATTAAAACTACTCGTAATGAGTTTTTGTGTTACTGCCATTTATTCCTCTATCGTCTTTGTCAAGAAGTGACCAGCGTTGATGTCTCCGCTAGTGCTGCCATTTGCTGTTATATTTATAGGACTTCCATTCGCGGTTAACGATAGTTTCACCGTATTTGGAGTAGTATTTACAACATAATAATTTTGATTATTTGCAAGTTTTTCAATTCTTAGAATGTGCGTTTCTGCAGTTGAGTTAGAATAAATGCTAACCGCTTTACCGATAGAGTTCGCAAGCTTTATTGAAGTAGAGTTTGCGCTTCGAATAAAGTATTCACTACCTTCTGTAAGACCAACAGCAGTAGATCCACCATTCTTTGTATACTTAACAACATCGCCTATTCTAAACAGATTGTTTGCTACGCTAATAGTATTTGAAGTAATTGTATTTGTTACAAACGATAGAGACACGTTTGCTTGCACAGCTGTATTCGATGTGGTGTAAAGTACTAAGTCACCATTTGCAAACGGATTAACAATCTTAGTCAATGTATGCAATGCCAGAGTATTACTGATTGCAACAGTGTTGAGATTCAGAGCATCTCCGCCTCTTGTTTCAGAGATCTTGATACCTGTCGTATTTGCAAACACTACGTAGTAGTAGTCATTGTTTGATAGGCTCGAAGAAGTTCCTACACCAAGTGTTTGCGCTTCCGACGTAGTATACTGTAAATAATCATGTACATTTAGTGGGAATGTGGTATAATAAGGATTAGTCCCTAACGATATCAGATCAGTATCATTGTTGACATCCATTACCTTAAACTTGAAGCTGGCATCTTCGATGTCTGTCTGAATAGTATCATTCAGAGTAGAAACGTCATCATTCGAGTTGAACTGAATTTCTTGGCCTGTAGAAATGCTCGACAACGCGAGCGCAGCATTCGCTTCTTCTACGATCAGTGCAGATCCAAAGAACTTCGTTCCTGCTGTGTGCATGACCTTCTTAAACATGTCAGCATATCTATCTACCGAGATTTTTGATAGAATCTCATATGAATATTCTTGGTAATAGTCTCCATCGTGCACGTAGATATCGTCAGACAAGAATCCTTTTGAGCTTCTGTAATATCCGATACCGAGGCCATGGCCGTCGAGAATCATTTTTGCAGTACCGGCTCTCAGATTATCTTCTGAAACAAAGTCAACGATTTCGCCGTTCGAGTATGCAAAACCTGAATCGATGACTTGAAGAGCGGTGACTTCACCATTCGATGTCACAACGTTTGCGGTAATATCTGCATTTAATCCGATAGGATATAATTCTGCGATATCTTCAGTCACACCTATCACGTCAGCTTCGGCGCCAGAAACTTCACCTATCATCGGCTCATTCGGTAACCAAGTATTTTCGAACGTAATTCTCTTGGCAAGCATCTGAGAACTGTTACTCGATTTTACAATCGCTTTGGCAGTCGATACAATCTCGAAAAGACTTACGCTCGAGATAAGTCCGTTTGCTGTAGGTACAGTATAAGAATATAGCAAAGCATTATTCGTAATAGGTGCAGTGTTTCCAGTCACTCTGACATAATTGCCGGTAGTATTCGAGAAGATTGAAGAGACAGTAGTATTGACAATGTTTCCGCCAACATTCTGGAACAACTTATCCTTTGGAAGATAACCTGGAAGAGTCGCGATCGTATGTGATTCTCCTCCGGTTGAATTGGCAGTGATATCAATTGCAGATCCACCTAAAGAAGAAGCTAATTTAAATCCTACATTGTTAGCACCAACAACGTAGTAAACATCATTCGCTGTCAAGCCGCTGATAGCGGTGTTACCATTCGGAATTCTGTATTGGACGATTTGACCGTTGGCGAATTCGTTTGTATAGCTACGTAGCTGATGACCAATCAAGTCAGGATTGTAGCTTCGAAGGAAGTGACCAACACCTCCAGGATTTGCTGCTGCCAAATCTACGTTGGCTCCACCGGCTGTAGTTGAAAGCGCCAAGCCAGTGCTATTTGCATAGCGAACATAATACAGAGCATTCGCTTCAAGGCCAGAAACCGCTGCAACTCCATCTGTCACAACATATCTGACTTGACCGCCGTTGGCAAATAATGTATTCGCAGTAGCGATTTGAATAAAATCATTACTATTCTGTACGTCAGTGTTTGAGTTAAACTCTACTACATTTGAGCTCTGTGTAATATTCACTTTCGCGAGAGTGTTTGCTGCTTCAGTTGTAAGAGTGACACCCGTAGAGTTAGAAGTAAGAACGTAGTAGAAACTGTTGTTCGATAGACCTGTAACAGCAGTGTTCGCATTATCAGTAAAGTAACGAACAAGATCATTCGCAGCAAACTCGTTGCCAGTGATTGTAATAAAATCTGTATTTGAGTTGACTTCGTCTGTAGGATTAAATGATGATGTGATGTTACGATAGAAAATGAATTCTGATGAACCATTGGCTTCGTACTGAGATTGTACAGTAAATGTCTTGGCATCATACGTATTACTGTATGCACCTGAAGAAACCTTCAGATCGTAGAACTTAAGGTTTGCTTGAGATTGATTTACTATTTCTCCAGCAACAAAGTTTCTTGTTGCATTTTCAAACGTAATGACAAAGTCTTTACGATCAAATCCTGAGATGTATGGTTGATGTGCAAGAACAAAAGGATCGACGTTATAGTCTTCACCTGGGTTGATCTGATTGAGTGATCCAATAATCCCGATCTCAAATCTACCAAACGTCAGACACGCGTACATATTGTCGAGTAAGTTGCCTTGAGGATTCTTTGGAAATCCGAATGCATCTGAAGAGATAAACTGCGAAGCGAATACTTGATTTGCTTGTGCAACAGTAGATAATTCTGTTACTGCTGTAATTGCAGTATTCACAAGATTGTTGCCATATACAAGGATATTGCTATTTGCCGGCGTCGAAGTATTGTTTGTAAAACCAAAGTCGCGAATAGGATCCTTGATTAATAGATTTGTTCCTGTCACATCGTAAAGTGTTCCGTGTGCAGTCTTGTAAAGATAGTGACCAGACTCGTTTGCACGGGTCGCAGCGAATGCAGGAATATTGAATGATGTATTAGCAAAGGTTTCTCCAGGGAAACTCGTGCTATTGATATGAATATACTTATTTGCAGGACTCGAAAGAATGAGTCCAGTGGTATTTGAGAATGCCACGTAATAAGATTTTCCGCTTTCGAGAGCAGTGATTACTGTATTTCCTGCTGCAACTTCGTATGTAACACGATCGCCTGCAATATAGTAAGTATTAGCATTTGTAATAGTAATAAAACCTGTCGTTGCATTTGCTGCAGTCGAAGGATTAAATGAAACTTTGCGGATCTGTTGATATACTCTTTGACCTTCGTCAAATCCAGTATTTGCTGTCACAGAGAGTTGAAGGCGACTATAGTCAAGTGTATCTTGGCTGTTGGCAGCAATGAGATCCGTACCAACGAAGATAACTTCTGTCTCACCGATCGTGCCTACACCGAATCCTGCGCCCGTTCCGAAACTAATCGATGATATATTTGCAGTAGTATTCGAGAGAGGAGCGACGATAGTCGAAGGGAATGAACGAACGTAGTCGCCGCCAGTGATGTCGAGTGAATAAGATGTGATCTTAAAGTTGTCTGCATTGGCTGTCGTATAGACGGTATCTGTTTCGTTCCAGTAACCTTTACGAGAAAGGAATGTTAATGTTCCGCTGTTTGATCCTGTGTCATAGTTAGCAGTGATCACGCTGCCTTCGGCAACAATCGCATTCGCGCTATTGTAGATGTAGATATTATTCGCAAAGGTAACGTTGTTTGAAGAGCATTCATCAAACTCAATGACATGAACTTGTTTCTTGATGTCATACAAACCGGCATTCAGGTTCACGTAACTTACGTTAGCATATGTTCCGCTGTCATTTTGTTTAGTGATTTTGTATGATAAACCGTAATTATGAGCATTTCCAATCGCGTTTGCCGAGGCATTTGCAGAAAGTGTAAGAGAAGTTGAATTGATTACACTTACTACGTTACCAACCGCCACATTGCCAGTAACATAAAGCGTAGAGTTGATGTAGTTGTTATTAAAGGCAGTAGACGTTCCGGTGACCACATTGCTAGTAGTATCTGTGGTAATTGTGCCTGTTCCGACTTTGTAATCCCAATCCGCCATGCGCTTACTGTTCTTGAAAGCACCACGAGCATTGGTAAGAGTAAGTTGTACTTCGCCTTCTAGTTGGATCACATTTGCTACTGTACCAGAAGCAGTAATATATCCTGCATTTTGCTGCTGTACTACATCACCTACAATAAATGTAGAAGAAGGCGCAGTAATAATAACAGCATAATCTGTTGGTATGTTCATAAACTTACCAGACATTGACTTGTCTGTCAGTGTACTTGCCGTAAAGCTTGTTCCTGTATTATTCGTTCCAGTATAATAGGTAGCAGATGGAACAAATACACCTGAAGTATGTGATACCGAGATAAAACCATTTGTATTCGATGTAGGAGCAACTTCAAGCACTCTTCCTTGTGCAGCAAGCATGCCATTCGCAGCATAACGATATACAGTATTACCAACTGAAACGTTTGATGTGGCTGCACTATATCCGATATTGACTACGGGTTGAACACCACGTTCGAACAGTCGATAGTAATTTTCAGCAGTAAAATCTGCGGTGATTTGATTAAGATTTAATACCTTTTCAGAGACGATCGATTCGGCATTAAGCGTGTATCCATATCCGCCGTCTGTAAAAATAAAATCTACGAGGCCTGCCGCCGAATCAGTAGATTCTACGCGTGCTAAACCGCCGAGACCGCGATCGCTGTTCGTAAATTTTACGATATCTCCAACATTAAAATTACGCCCGCGTGTCTGAACTGTAACTCTCTTCACAGAACCGATTAGCTTCGATCTTTTGGAAATTTCGAATGTAGGTTGATTATTGATGTTAAGACCGATGACTTCGCCATTGCGAAATTCGCCTTGTCTTCCAGAAATATAAAGTAGGTTAACGAAGCCCTTACCAACTCTTCTACGAATGTACTTTTCAACGAAAGCTTTCGCGCCTGAAAGTTGACCTACAACTTGCTTGCCGACATAATCGATATTATAGATCGAGTATCCAATTTCAAGATATTCGGGTTTCTCGTATACACCATCTGATAGGCGGAAGATCTTTTCTGCTGGATATTGTACTTCAGCAGCCGTACCATATACAAGTTTAAAGAAGAGATCGATTGAACGCTCTGTGCCTTTTGCACGATACAGATCGAGTGAGTTCTTGACAAGAAGTTTCTTATTTGTAGCAGTATCAAACTGAATATTCTTCAGATACTTCTCTTTAAAGTGAACGATGAAGTCGTCTGTAGTATCGTCGATGTCTCTGTATGTTGGAAGTCGGCGAGTATGATATAAAGGATTATTAGTAGATTCTAACCACTCATAGTATGCTTTAGTAAACGCAATAAAGTTCTCGCCCTCTTCTTGATAGAAGGCTGGAAATTGACTCGCGATTAACGGAGATATTCTTTTTTCGATGTTCTTCATTATTCTCTAATCTGTTCAATTGTGACGTCGACGTCATTTTCAAGAATATTTAGTATCACGTTCTGGGAAGAAGTGATATCCAGCGTACGAGGTTTGGCATAGATCTTTAGCGAAGTGCCAGTGTAATTAGTAATATTAAAGTTATCAATTCGAATGATACCAGTATCGTAGTCGACTGTGCCGATATCAAGAATGGTTCTGTGTTGTGTTCCAGAAGTATTGATGATACGCATGATACCATCGCCGTTATCTTCAAGACGACAGTTTGCCAAACCGTTGTAAGTGAATGTCGAAGAACTTACGATATGAATGTCACCCATTAAGTGCTCTGCGCCTTTGCCTGGAACATCGTTTCTTAAAGGATTTTTAAAGTCAATCGTTACATTCTGGCCAGATGATACTACACCTGAAGTTGCCAATGATACAAGAGAACCAGAAGTTGACGTAGGAGTAGAAGTTACCGTCGTACTCAGTACCGGAGTCAGATACTTGACGAGTTCAACTTCAGTTTCGTTACTGATAATGCTTGTTTCGGCAGCATCGACGTCTCGAATAAATCTTGAGTAGCGTAGTGTACGACCAAAGTTATTCAGGTTGACAGAAGCGTGATTCAGAATAGAATCGATAACGTTAGTACGAATATCTTCTGGATTCAAACCCGTCAGGTTGATGTTGTACTTGATATTTGTTTTGACGTACAGATACGTATAATCAGGAGAAACAAACAGTGGTTCAATAGCAACAGAAGATCGAGATCTTAAGAATCTCTTGTACTCGGCTTCTTTAATCTTTGGAAGACCGTCAACTTCTTGAAGGTCGATCGACAAGAAGATTCTACCATATTGCG